GGTTTCTTCGGCCACTGCGTTAGCTACAGGCCGTACCATTGGCATGACAGGCGACGTAGTTTGGACTTCAGCTTCGTTTGACGGCACAGGTAATGTTACGGGGACCGCTGCGATTCAGCCGAACTCTGTTGCACTGGGCACAGATACTACAGGTAACTATGTTGCTGCAGGCGCTACTTCAGGGACGGGTATCTCTGGCTCGGTGTCCAGCGAAGGCGGGACTTTTACAGTTACGTCCAATGCGACGAACGCCAACACTGCTTCGACTATTGTTGCTAGGGACGGATCGGGTAACTTTAGCGCAGGAACAATTTCAGCCGCTATTACAGGTGCCTTGAGCGGCAATGCTTCTACAGCCACCGCGTTAGCTACTGGCCGAACAATCGGGATGACAGGCGATGTGGTTTGGACTTCAGCCTCGTTTGACGGGTCTGGGAACGTCACTGGCACTGCTACGATCCAAGCAAACTCTGTTGCTCTAGGGACCGACACGACCGGAAACTACGTCCAGTCTGTTGCTAACGGTTCATACCTGACAGGTGGCGGCTCGGCTTCTGAGGGCACTGCTCTCACTCTTGGTGTAGACGCCACAAACGCCAACACAGCCTCAAAGGTTGTAGCCCGAGACGGTTCGGGTAACTTCTCCGCAGGTACAGTCACAGCGGCTCTATCGGGCAACGCCTCAACGGCTACCACACTGCAGACGGCTCGTACTATTAACGGGGTATCGTTTAACGGCGCTGCTAACATAACCGTTGCGGACAGCACTAAGTTACCTTTGGGCGGCGGTGCCATGACAGGCGCTATAACCACCAACTCCACGTTCGATGGCCGAAATGTTTCAGTAGATGGATCGAAGCTAGATACCATAGCCACTTCAGCTAACAACTACAGCTTCCCTTACACGGTATCAGCATCCCCAAGCCTCAGCACAGTTGCGCAACGTGATGGCAGTGGTTATCTTTTTGCTAGCTACTTTAACGGTACAGGGACTTTCGCAACAAGCGCTAATAATTCTGGGATGGGTATCTTTACTGGTACAAACGGCAGTGACACCTACGGGCGTTCTTACACGGCGGCTGCGGCTCGTACACTTCTAAACGTAGCTAATGGTGCAACCAATGTAACGAACACCAACCAGCTTACGAATGGCGCTGGGTACACCACGTACACCTCTAATCAGGCTACGAACACCAACAGCACTGTGACGTTCACCACTGTTAATGCGGGCACTTTCAACACCACCTCAGATGAGCGTGCCAAGAAGGACATCCGCCTGATCGAGAACGCGCTGGACAAGGTTCAACAGCTGGGTGGATATTCGTTCACTCTTAAAGCGACTGACCAGAAGTCCTCTGGTGTCATCGCCCAAGAGGTGCAGAAGGTTATGCCGGAGCTAGTGCAGGAGGGTGGCGAGGGTCACTTGACCGTGCAGTACGGCAACATGGTGGGCCTCCTGATAGAGGCAATCAAAGAACAACAAGCGCAGATCGACGCGCTTACGGCAAAACTTAACGGCTAATAGTTCAAAAGGAGAACGAAGATGGCTATACAGGTAAACGGCACACAGGTGATTGGTAACTCGCGAGAGTTAACCAACATTGCGTCTGTTGATGCGACTACAGCGGCGTCTATTACGGCGGCTGGTGTTGGGGGGTCAAGTTTTACAGCAGGGAATACCTACGTAATATCACGCTTAACGCAGGCGTATCAGCGATTCCAATCAAATACAGCCTATGCAGCCTCCGCCTACCCCCTTGTACAGTATAATTCCACGGCAACTTGGGATCCAAATTATCCCAGCCGGGGGATTTGCAGTGTTGGTGGGACTTTGCGTATATCAGGGTATGTTAACAGCGCCTATACCTACTCTGTTATGTATTACCGCGTACTAAAAAACGGAAGCCAATACGGCTCGGAGAGGTCTCATCAAAATCCCGTCGCTCAAGCTGCTACTGCCTTTACTTGGGACGTAGCCGTGTCAGCAGGCGATCTTATAGAACTTCAAGGCAAAAACACGGTGGGGTATCCGTATGATATTTCGGGTGTGAGTGTACTATCTGGCACTGCTGCCTTTGGCGGTTTCTTGTGGATGCAATAGGAGATAATAAAATGACATTACAGCATTACAGAACGCAAGAAGGTTATTACTTAGGGCATTACGATGGTGACTGCCCCGTAGACACTGCCATAGTTGTAGCCTCAAGACCCACAGACACCCGTGCTTTGTGGCAGGATGACGCTTGGGATTACTCAATACCAAATATGGCGAACATTCGCCATATGCGTGACAGGCTCATAGCCGAAACAGACGTATGGGCGCTATCAGACCGCACGATGTCAGACGCACAGACAGCCTATCGACAGGCGTTGCGTGACATTACGGATCAAGCTGGCTTTCCAACGGACATCACGTGGCCCACTAAGCCGGAGTAAAAACACGCCGCCTGCGCTACTCAACTGCGCAGGCGGCACCACACGGATAACGCTACAGCCGGAGGAGGCCACATAATATGCTAGGTTTTGCCCCTTATGCTGGCGCTGCGTTAGCCGACTTTGGTAGTGGAGCGCAGCTGCTCATCCCTACGGGGTCAGTAGGCACTGGCGCTATAGGCACCGTGCTGGTTACGGGCAATCAAAGTGGCCTAACCCTCGGCTCTGTTGAAGGCACTGCATCAAGCAACGGCGTTACAGTAGACGGCGGTGCTATAGCTACATTTACCATGGATCAGCTAAACGGCTTGGTTGGCACCGTTGTAGCCCAAGCTGGCGCAGGGGCCGCAGTCACGGGTATCGCAGCTACGGGTTCTGTTGGTAGTGTGACTGTTATTAACGCCTCGGTTATTAGCCCAACGGGTGTCCAAGCTACAGGCGCAGTTAACGACGTTACAGTCGTAGGTACTGCTACGTTCTCTATTACTGGCGTAGCAGGTACTGGTTCTGTTAACGGTGTAACCGTAGACGCTGGCGCTGGCGCAGTTACCACTGGAGTTTTTGGTACAGGTGCGGTAAACTCCGTATCAATTACAGGGTCGGCAACGATCATACCTATTGGAGTAGCGGCTCAAGGTCAGGTCGGTAGTCCAGTTGTATGGGGGCCTGTCGTTCCTAACCCCGGTACCATTTGGACGCCGATAGCAGCATGAGGGTGATTTATGCCTAGTACATATACAGCAAACGCGGGCATAGAACTACCTGCTAACGGTGAACAGTCCGCTACATGGGGCAACACCGTAAACGATAACATGACGATAATTGATCGTCTAACCAACGGCGTTGGTGCAATTACTTTATCCGGCACAACCCATACGCTGACCACTACCGATGGTTCCGCTTCCGACGGTCACTATAACGTATTAGTGCTTGGCGGCTCTCCTTCTGGAACCAATACGGTAACGATCTCCCCCAACGATGCTGAACACATCTACATTGTTAAGAACGGTAGTGGGCAGACAGCTACTTTTACGCAGGGTTCTGGCGCGAGTGTCAGCGTGGTAACGGGCACAACAAAGATAATCTTCTGCGATGGTGCGGGTTCTGGCGCAGTGGTCACGGATGTTACGGGTTCTTTGGACTTAGGTTCCCTGATTATCGGCGGCACCACAGTCACGTCTACCGCTGCAGAGCTAAACATCCTAGACGGTGTTACGGCGACAACAGCCGAATTAAATATCCTAGACGGTGTTACGGCTACAGCCACTGAGCTAAACATCCTAGACGGTGTTACGGCTACCACGGCGGAGCTTAACATCCTTGATGGGGTTACGGCCACCACTGCGGAGCTTAACTATGTTGATGGTGTAACCTCTGCCATCCAGACTCAGATCAACAATATTAACACTGCTCCTACATTTGTTTCGCCTCTAACCGTTACAGGCGGCACCCAAAGCTGGACCGTAACGGCGGCTGGAGTAAACTTAACTTTTGCCTATAACGGCGTAAATGTTCTTCGTGTAGACAGTTCAGGCAACTTAACCGCTCTCGGCAACGTAAATACCAATTCTGGAACCATCTCGTAATCATCCCGTTGGAGGTTTCTAAATGCCACTACAAAAACTCCAGTTTCGCCCGGGTATTGTTCAAGATACTACGGACTACACCAACGAAGGTGGGTGGCGTGACGGCGACAAGATACGGTTTCGTTTAGGCCTGCCTGAGACAATAGGTGGGTGGACGCGTCTAACCTCGACTACAATGCTCGGTACTTGCCGTGACCTACATACTTGGACTTCCCTGACGGGTACGCGGTATGTCGCTGCGGGCACGTCCCAAAAACTTTACGTTGTAGATGGCTCTGATCCAAACGACATCACTCCAATACGCTTGGTTACGAGCGCCGGGGATGTTACGTTTGCCGCGACAAACGGCAGTGCTACTATTACCGTGGCTGATACAGCCCACGGCTGCGTATTAGGCGATTTTGTTACATTCTCCGGTGCAGTGAGCCTTGGTGGGGCTATTACCGCTACAGTACTAAACCAAGAATACCAAGTCACATCTCTTGTGAACGCCAATTCGTACACTATCACAGCTACGGCAACCGCAAACGCCTCGGACACAGGGAACGGCGGGACGAACACTGT